CGATAGACAAGTACCTTCAAACGAGGCCCCGTGACTACAGGCCGAAGAGGTTTTTCCATCCATCGAGCCTTCACCTGTCCGCGCATGATCTGTACTACCATTACATTGAGGGAGACGGCAGCCGGAAATTTGAGAGCCGCATCTTTAGGATATTCGACAACGGCCACGACGTCCACCGGCGCTTGCAAAAATATTTGACGGACATCGGTCTGTTGAAACGAGCTGAGGTCCCGGTTGAACACCAGGACTTTGAGATCCGGGGCCACGCCGACGGGATCATCGACATCAACGGCAATACCGGTGTCATCGAGATCAAAAGTATGAACAGCAACCAGTTTTACAGTGCCTGTGAACCGAAAGACGATCACCTGGTCCAGGTCAATGTTTACATGTTCTGCTTGGATATCCCCCGGGCATGCCTGCTGTATGAGTGCAAAGACAACCAGGGACTCAAAGAGTTTTTCATCAAGCAGGATATGCGAATTCTGAACCCGGTCCTGGAGAAGATTCGCTTTGTGCAGGAATGCCTGAGAAATGAAACGATCCCTGAACCTGAACCGGAGGCGTCGGGAGTATTCTCGGAGGTACGGTCATGGACAGGAGAGAAAGCGGAGGCGAGGCCATGAAATCGGGCATGCGATATGTAAACGCGATCATTTTTCTATTCCTCGCGCTGGGATCAATCTCCTGGGCAATATTGCTCGTGATACTCTTCAGAAAGATTTCAGGATGAAAATATTTTCAATGAAAGGAGGATGAATAGGAGTGGGCGGGGAAGAAAACGAACAAGAATTTAAGAGGAAAAATTTTTATGGCCAGAGGCTCGGGTCGATAAAGCCGCAGCGATACCCGGACCGGCGGCCAGTAACAGGCCAGCGCTACCGCTGGCATAATCCCGACGGATCATTCGTAAACCAAAATCAAACTGACGAGGAGGATCAAAAAATGGCATTCACATCAAAGGAAGATCTGAAAAAGAGACGGCCCGATTTATTCAACGAGGTCATGGAAGAAGGCCGGCGGATGGGTTTCGTTGTCGGCGAAAAACTCGGCAAAGAGATGGTCGCGAAGGCAAAGGCTGAGGAGGCGGCGGCGGCAGCCCGTGAGGTTGAGCGACAGCGCGGCATCGAAGAAGCAAATCGATTCGAGAGCAAAGTCGCAAAACTCCGGGCCGAGGGTCTCGGCCTGGGCGCGGCGATTGTTAGGATCGCGTTAGAGGATCCGAAAGCCCATCAAGATTATTTAGCCCGGGTTCAGGCCGGCCAAGCCGGCAAGTTGGGTTAGGAGGTGGAGCATGAAAAACAAAATTTTAGAAGCACTGCCCGATTCTTTTCGTAAACTCCAGCAGGCACGCCAGCAGGCCATGGCGAGGATCACAACGCTCGAAGAGAAGCTCGACGAACACCGCCAGCGTGTCACCGAGGCCACCACCGAGATCAAACGGCTGGAGGCCGAGATCGCAGAGATCGTCGGAGGTGGGGATGATCCGGCCGGTCTGTTGAGAAAAATTCGGTCCCAGCGGGATATGATCGCGGATTTGCAAAATGTTGTTGGCCTGGCAGAAAACGCAGTTGAGGCTGCGAAAGCAGAGGAGACCAGGATCACAAAAGAGATGGAGCGATCCCTCCAAACGACCATCCTGGGGGTTCGTAACTTTTTCGCCTCGGCTCTCCAGGATGAACTCGCGGCAATCGAGGGAAAAGTCAACCTGTGGAGGGATACGGTTTTCACGGTTGCCGATGAACTCGGTCTGCCGGCGCCCAGCTCGGGGGATGAGATCATCTTGCATGGCTTGAAATAGCAAAAGCGCCGGGCGCTGTGGACAAGCGCTTGGGGCGGTCTCCCACCCTACCTCCGGGTCACGGGACCAGGGCCGCCTCCATGGAGGAGCGGAGGCGGCCCACTATTGAAAAGGATTTTCCATGATTCATAGAATCTGTAATAAAATTAACAGTTTAGGTGCTTCGAGCAGGGTTCTCCATCACGGATGGCAAACCCCAAGAATTTTGCCTGGTTCTGGACTTATATTCGATGTCATACGAGCCGATACCATAATGATGAAAGGACTTTACAAGCCATGCCTAATGTAACGGTTAAAGAATACGCGGACCATCGAGGCGTAACTGAGCGACAGGTTCGCCGCTACCTGGCCGATGAGATGATCCCGCCGGAAGCATTATCGAAAAAAGGCCGGTTCATTTTGATCGATATGGAAAAGGCGGACCGGATCCTCGACCAGGCGGTCATGTCCAGCAAAATCGTTTCGCCCAGAACCCCCCGGCCCCGGATCATGGCACAGGTCGCAAAAAAGGGAGGGACTTCCGGCCTGGATTTCACCGAGGCCAGGACATTGAAAGAGCGCTACAAGGCGGCTTTACTCCGAATCCAACTGGACAAGGAAACGGGGAAGCTGGTTGAGGCCGAGGCCGTCCGGATCGCAGCGTTTAACAAGGGCCGGCAACTTCGCGATGTCCTGTTGAACATTCCGCCCAGGCTCAGCCCGGTCCTGGCAGCGGAGAGCGATCAGCAGAAAATCTCGAACATCTTGAGTAGTGAGATCCGGGCCGCGTTAGATGAACTCTCGCGCTGAAGATCAGGATGCGGACGCAGAGGACGATGCAAACGTTCAAATCCCTTAAAATTCTCGACAAGAAAACGTGAGAGCAGTCATGGAAAGCACACGAAAAAATGACTTTAAGATTAAAGAGCAAAAAGACCGTCCGCATCGTCCGCATCGTCCGCAGGGGTGCTACGATTTGAATTATATTCAACATATTTTCATTGAAGGTGCGGACGATACTTTTTGAGGGATCGTCCGCGTATCGTCCGCATCGTCCGCAGAGGGGTATAAAAAATGAAAACACCTGATTACTGGATTGACCTATCACCACGCCAGCAACTGAATGAGGCGGTTCGTAGGTACGCGCAGGCTACTGGCTGCGAGTACAGGAAAGCCTGGTTCAAGCTCGAACGTCTATATTTTCATCGGTACGGCGTCGACCTCACTACGGAGCGGAAGCGCTACGGGGAGAAACACGGAGCATTGCCGACGATTGCGTTATGGTTCGAGCAGCAAGGTTTAATGAATAGGGCCATTAGTTTGGCCCTCACGATGGGGAAACAACAATGTTAGACGGCGGGACTATCCACCTTTCAGCATTCGCCGATGGACTCCGGCCGGATCCGGATCTTTCGGTTACGGAATGGGCGGATGAATATCGAATGCTACCGAAGAAGAGCAGTGCAGAACCAGGCAAATATCGGTCATCCAGGGTTCCATATATGCGCGAAATAATGGATGTGATATCTCCTTCGTCTCCCGTTCAAGAGATTGTATTCCAAAAACCGACACAAATCGGCGGGTCTGAGGCGATACTAAATCTCATCCTATATATAATGGATATAGCGCCGGCGCCCGCGCTTTTTGTCATGCCTACCCTCGACCTGGTGCAGCAATTTTCGAGGCAGAAACTCGCGCCGTCGATTGCCGACTTGCCAAGGTTGAAAGGAAAAATCAAAGAGCCGCGCAGCCGGGACAGCGCGAATACCCTTTCGCTCAAAGAGTACGTCGGGGGTGTTCTCTTTTTGGCCGGCAGCAATTCGGCGGCAAGCTTCAGAAGCAAATCTGTTCGATATGTTCTGCTGGACGATGTTGATGGATTTGAGCAGAACGTGTGCGATGAGGGATCACCGATCGAGCTTGCCAAAAGGCGGGCCGATACCTTTGGGGCGCGTCGCAAGATCGTGGAAATCAGCACACCGACTCTCAAGGGGGTTAGTCACATCGAGAGATCTTTCCTCGAATCCGACCAACGGTATTATCATGTCCCTTGCCCTCATTGTGGAACATATCAGCGCTTGGAGTGGGGCGGCGAAGGAGCGGACTTCGGTTTGAAATTCACCAGGGACGCCGCCGGCAAGGTCGTTGACGCCTGGTATGAATGCAGATCATGCCATCGGAGGATCGACGAACATCACAAAACGGATATGCTCGAACGGGGCCAATGGATCCCGACATTCCCGGAGCGATTGAAACGCGGTTATCAGCTCTCCAGCCTATATTCACCCCTTGGATGGGTCTCCTGGAATCAGATCGTGAAGGAGTTCCTGGAGGCGAAGGCATACAAAGAGAGGCTGAAAACCTGGACAAACACCAGGCTGGCCGAGGTCTTCGAGGAGACCGGAGATCAGCCGGAGTGGGGTCTTTTGAAGGCACGCTGCGAACCCTATGAACCCCTCACGGTCCCAGCCGGCGGCCTGCTACTCACCGCGGGCGTCGACACCCAGGACAACCGACTCGCAATCGTGATCCGGGCCTGGGGCAAAGGTGAAGAGAGCTGGCTGATCTTTTGGGGCGAGCTGTACGGGGATCCTGGGCAGCCGCAGATTTGGACCGACTTGGAAACCTTACTGAACTACCCTCGACTATAA